AAAGTGATTATTAATAACTTCAATACGCTCATCTTCATGAGCAATGATATCTAGTTGTTCCTGAATAGCAGCAAGCACATCAGGGTGCTCACCGATACCAACAGGATTGTGTAGGTATACTTCTATGTTTGCTTTTGCTTTGGCAATACTACCTAGAGCATCAGCAACTAGAGCATCCAACATTTTTTGGCGAAGATTGCAAGACATTTATCAATCCTCAGCAAGTTTTTGGAAGTATGAAAGTGCATCATCTGCATCTTCATCTGTTTCTTCAGTAGAAGCAACTGCTGCACGACCTTCACTAAGATCTTCAAGAGTTTCTTCTTCTACTACTTCGGGATCAGGAGCACGAAGTTGTTGTTTGCGTCCAAGGACAGCATCTAGACGCTTCTTCAGAGCATCATAAGTTTTGAACTTATCATCAGAAGTAAATTCACTGAGATCAACAACTTGATTGTAGATAACTTCTAGTTCAGTATCATCCTCAAGGAGAGGTTCTACACGACCAAACTCAGAAGAATCATAGTTCCAATAACCAGCAACCTGTTTGATCTTCAACTTAAAGTTAGCACCCTTCCAGAAATCAAATGGATTGATGGGCTCTTCATCTTCAAACTCGGGTTGCATTGATGCGGTGATCTTATCAAAGATCTTCTTACCGAATTTATAGAGGAAGACTTTACCTTCGTTGTCAGGATTTGATGCATCCTTTACAACATAGATGTTAGCGTAGTAAGAGAGTTTACGCTTCTGCTTACGTGCAATTTCTTTGTCTGATTCATTGCCACTATTCCAGAGACTACGATTCAGTTCTCCAACAGGATCATCTTTACCTACAGTAGTCAACGAGTTTTCAATATACCAACCACCAGGACCTTGGAAGGCGTGGGACCAGACCTGATTCCAGGGAAGTTCGCAGTTGGTGTGTGCAGGCAAGAATCGGATCACGGCATAACCGTTACCAGCTTTATCTACAGATGGTTTCCAAAGACGATCATCACCGCCACTACCCTTTTCGTTGAGTTTCTCCACCTTTTTCATCAGTTTCTCGGTGAGAGATCCAGCGCGGGATTGTTTCTTGAGATCAGCGAAAGACATGTGTGTTCTCCGTATTTTTTGTATTGTGTGTATTGTACGTATTGAGTATACGTGTATTTTGGTTAGTTGTCAAGACTATTTTCGAGATCCATCAAGGTGTTCTCAAGATCAGCGAAAAACTCTTCAATATCCTGGTCATCTCTCATACCAAGTATCTTAGCAGAATCAAGAATTGCATTTTTCATGTCACGAGCCTGAGGGTCATCAGACAATTTCAGCCTAAACATAAAGTTTTTCTGTTTTTCCAAAATGGTTCTCATAACTCTGAGTTGTTCCATTTTTTCATCATCATTAGAAGGTTGCTCGAATGGGCTTCGCATCATACCTTTTACCAATTCCTCTTGAAGTTTATTAATTTCTTCTATAGAGGACTTAACAACGGGCGAATCGAAAAAATCACTCACAAACTGTCTCCCTTAAAATCCGTTTGTAGTCTTTGACATCAATATTTAGAAAGGGTTTATACTTCCTAATTTTGAAACTTACGGTTTCCCACACAGGATCAAAGAGTTTTTCATCATAATCATGTGAGAACTGTAGTATCGAATCTAATATTACCATAGTTTCAATGGAAATAGCACCTTGAATATGTTTTTTAAGTATACTTGGGTGGGAAGATCCTTTAATTTTAAAAATATTATTGAAGTTATGACTTAGAAATACTTCAGATTCTGCACGAAAAGTATTAGTAAGGGTCTTCTGTTTATCAAACCAAGACTTGTAAATAACTTCGCCTGTCTTAATTATCTCTCCGATCCACAATTTAGATGGATCGGAAGACTGACTAAAATTTGCCAAGAAAAAGTTTCTGACCTCGGAGTCAGATCTTTTCCTCGACATTCTCTCAAAAAAATACTTATCTTTTCTTTTATTAAAACCAGCTTGAGATGCAGATACCTTTCCGTGATATTTGAAAAAATCGTAAGTCTCTTTACTAAAGTGGTTTTTAAAAGCCAAATAAGTCTGATAGACCTCGATTGATTCCATTAGATAGGTAAACGAGATCTAGTTGTTTTCTTTAGATAGTTGAGATCTAAGGCCTCAGCTTTTAGTTTTTCTTTAAGTGGTTTTGAAATCAGTTTATTTACTGACTCTAGTTCGATATTGTTTTCTTCGCAATACGTGATGATTGCTTCGATATAGTTTAGATCAGAAGACTGAACTAATGTTTCAATATCACTAGTGAATTTGTTTTGACACAAAAACTTTTCTTTTAATAGCTCGTTAACTTCTTTCTCCATACTCCCCGAGTTTGTATGTGACGAATTCTTTGATATATTTGGTAAGAAGTTTAATATACTCACCCTTGTTCCGCTTTTCATAAACAACGCATTCTCCATTTTCAGTCGCCATAATGGTGACAATCTTCTTAACTGGTGTGCCTGTCATCTCATAGTACATGCAGGCGTAAGCAGTTTCTTGAACAAAATACTGTTCAATCCACGCTTCTGGTTTTGGTTTCTTAGATGTCTTAAAGTCTATGATAGCCAGTTCGCCATCATATTCAGCAATACAGTCAACTCTACCAGCAATACCCAAATAATTACTGTAGAGTGCTTTTTCTAAAGCATGTATATTATTTATGCTGTCGATTTTATCCTTTACTTGGAGGAATAGTGCCTTTGTTGTAGGCAACATATCAATATCAGATAGAGGAACATTATTCAAATACTGTTCACAAACTTCGTGGAAGTTTGTTCCTCTTCGAGTTGCAACCCGAGTCACTTTATTAGCCTCTTCTTCACCAACCTTTTTTCTCCACTTCTGGAAAACTTTTCTATTATAGAAACTGGTTACTGATGTGATCGACGGATAAGGACCTTCTGATTGTGGTGGATAGTAGTATCTAACACCGTCAATACTGACAGCTTCAATATCACTATCTCCAAGAGTATTTAAATGGACAAACATTATAAAGCAAGTGCTAATTTAGTAACAAGATAGTTTCTAACTAATCCAGAACGAACTATGTCGTCAAGATTAAATTCAACTACTCCGAAATCTTCTTCCATGATTTCAACAATTCGTTTAAAATCTAGAATGCCATTTCGTTCATATGACTTAGTAAGATCAGTCTGAGTAGAGTCTCCGCAAAAAATAATTTTGCAGTTATCTCCAACTCTTGTAATTATACTATCTAATTCATGAAAATTCAAGTTTTGCATTTCATCTACAAGAACAATGCAGTTATCCATGGTTGTACCACGAATGAAAGAGGTGCTCCAAAAAGAAATAGTCTCTTGAGTTTTCAAGTTACCATATAACATTTCAAAGTCTGCGTCTGTAGGTAATTCAAACATGTATCTAACCATATTTTTATATGGAATCTGATACAAAGCAGCCTTATCATCATGATCTCCTGGAAGAAAACCAATCTCTCTAGTGGAAACTAGAGATCTAACAATGTAGAGTTTTTCATATGGAGTATTCTCATTTAATACATCTTTCAATGCTTTATAGAGACTAATAAACGTCTTACCAGTACCAGCGGCACCATAAGCGAATATGTTTTTGTTATCATCATAATGATCAAAAAGAACCTTCTGATTACTCGTCAGAGGTTCAATGTCAACCATCATATCGGAATTAATTGGTTTACGACGACGCTTTTGTTTAGCCGTCATTCCTACTCCGATAGGATCATCTTGGTTTCTCTTCCTTCGTGCCATAGTTCTACCGAGATAGTTTGTTGTACTTGCCTCTGATACCCGCAGATTGTTCTGATTTTTTCAGAATGTGATTCCAACCTGGGTGTTTATTAGTGAGTTTATCTTGCCACTCACCAACTTCACCTACACCAGGACAAGTACTTGGATCAGAAAAATCCCGAGTCCAATCGGGATTATCACCTTTCCAACCGTCCCAGTCGTGAACACTCATTACCACTTCTTTCTGTTCACCAGTTTTGGTATTAATTACTGGGTACGTTGCCATCTTCTGTTACCTTTTTGTTAAATCCAAATGGTCCTTCTTTATCATCCAATGCAAATTTCATTGCAATGCCACCAACTGCTTCCATAACTTTCAGAATGTCTTCTGACTTAGCATTTTCACCTAGTTCCTTAGCAACGTACCAATACTTAGGCCAAAATGTTTCACCTGCTTTTTGATAATCTTCTAGTGTTAAAATTTTCATAGCCATTCAAGTGCTTTAGATACTGTAGGGAATTGTTTAATAAAGATTTGTTTGCAGGACTCTGCAAGATCCATGTGTTCTTTCTGTGTTCCATGTGCAGAACGCAGATCGATATAATGAATCCATGACCTGCAAGAGCCTGTCATGTAGATTTTTGTTGGCGTTGCCAAAGGCATAATCATTCTAGCACACTCCTTAGCGACTTCTTCAGACAAAAGTTCTTCATAGAGTACTTGTGCTTCTCTGAAATGTTCCTGAATCTTAAACAGAAGTTTAGATGAAATCAAAGGATCTAAGTCATCGATAGAATTCTGTCGATTCTTTGTATCTTGACGGCGCAATTCAGGTAAAGGAATTTGTTGAGAAAGGAGTTGTGTACTTGCGTATCTTTGTGAAAATTCTTGATATGTGAAACTACGGTGCCTCAACACTTGAGCTGCTATGGCTCTTGTAGTTTCCAACTCAAGAGTCATTGAACTTTGTTCAAATACACTCCAGTGATTATGTTTAATGCAGTACTTAAGTAGTCCTGCATAATTATCATTTTCCTGATTGTTGGGATTGGAGACACGGGCGATGTACGCCATTGTCTTTTCAGCGTCAGGGGTAATACTTATCAGTTGTGCGCTGTTCATATAATTATACCATATTAAAGGAAATAGTTGAAATTAATAACACATCTTTGAAGAGTATCTGTGCTTGTAGTTCCTGTGTGTTTCTCGTTTGAATCAAAAACAAGAAGACGATTACCTACACTATCAACCTCCATGCCATCTTCAAAAACGGTTTTTCCGTTATTTGTATTTACATAATATATTGCTGTGATGCAATTGTCAACATCATAATGAAAACCATGCTGAATTATTTCAGGTTGTTGAACATGCATGTTAGCTTTTACCCTAACAATAGAAACTGGATTGATTTGATTAATAATAGGTTCTATCAAAGGATAGAACCTACTCACTGGTTGATGATTGGAATACAGAACATGAGTAAACTGGTAGAACCCATCATCAGGCATGTTTACCCCTCGACAAAAATTCCAATCCATCTCCCTTCCAAGCATCACTTCATTGACAGTCTTATATACCTCTTCGGGTAGAAAGTTATCAATGATTTCATAATTCATCTTGTAAGTCTAGTGATTTCAAAAATGTTTGATTTGATATACTTTTTTTGTTTTTTGTAAGTCTTCATGAGTTTATTAAACTCATCCATATCAACGCTTACATTTACTTTTGGTTTTTCTTCCGTCATTTTTTCTTCTTATTCCCATATCCGTAGAGTTTTGGATTGATTCTACCTTCAGTTTGGGTCATGTTCTTAAATTGATCATGATGGATATCCCAATAATGATCAAAAATATCAACCTGTTTTGGAGCAGTAGTAATATCGAAATGTGTGACCCCATCAACTACATATTCTACCAAATATGAAGTATAAGGCAGACTCTTGTCATCTGCCAAAGCACGGTCACATTTTTCGTGAAGAATAGAAACTTTACTCAACTACGTCCACCCCATTGAATATCTGGATATGCCTCAGAAACTAGTTCTCTAGTGATCTTATACTTAGTGCCAAGTTGTTTGTCCTTTACAAGAATAAGGATATCTGCTTCGGATGGATGTAGTGATTCAAGGAGTCCAATAAACATGGTTTCTCTTTTAATCTTGTTTAATCCATTATTACCACCCTTAACAAAGTTATAAAACATATCTGCTTTATTACGAATAGTACTACGGTTAGCTACACCAGAACCCTGGCTGGTTATCTGAGTACTATCTACTGGTTGATACGGGACATTACCAGTTGGAAGCACCGAGATTACACTCTCATCAAAATTCCAAATAAACAGACTTTTAATAGCAATGTCTCCATGCTGTTTAAGCAAGGAGACTTTTTTTGCTTTAGTTCGTTCGGAATCTACTGCTTCCAAAAGTTCATGTACCATTGGATTTGGTGGGATTTCTTTCTTTTTAACTGCCACCGTTCTGGGTTTACTTGAAGTGGATTTAACAGTTGTTTTTCTAATCCTCGTCGTGGGCTTCTTCGTCGTCATAGTCATTCTCAAATCGTACAGCTAAAATTTCATCTGGTAAGACATTACCATATTCATCATACATTTCTGGATGGAGGGCAGGTACTGTCGAGTTAAAGAGGTTATTCTGTTGTGCTAGCCAACCAATTATACCACCAACAAGCAGTAATGTCACATTAAGTAAGCAAAAAATTGCGATTATTGCAGCATCCATGGGTCTTTCCTCCGAGATTACTTCTTTTTGATTCCCAGTGAGACTTTGAAATTAAATTTGTATTCTCGATTAAAAAGAGAAACTATTTTTCCAAAGTTTACTTCCCAGGCGTTCCGTTCTTCTTTAGGCTTAGGATCTCCTTTTAATATTAATTCAACGCCTTTATTTATGTGGAGGTTATGACGTTCCACTTAAAAAATGCGATGTTCTTTAAGGTACTGCACTGTTTCATTTCCATTACCAATGTAGGTATCATTATACTCTACTTGAGGCAACAATGTTTTATTTGGAAATTTTTTCTCAAACTCATCTTCAGTAAAGTCATCACCTAGGATAAGGTACTCATATTCTTTACCGAGAAGTTCCATAACCATTATTAGTTTTTGGCAGGATCCACATCCTTCTTTTCCGTAGATTCTAAACATGTTTGTGATAATAATTCTACTTCGGACCAGTTCTCACGAAAAACACATAATGCAGTGAGGGTCATTTCGTTTATACAGACGGTAAAATACCTATCAAGTACAACAAGAACACGTCCAGTTATGTATCTATTTCCGCATGGGACCCTGACGATACAATCAGGCACCAATTCTAACTTGTTCCCTATATTCGAGAAAGCTTTGCTCGCATCCGGCTGTTGTCTGGTTACCTTGCGATACCCAGTCATGGCAGAATTCGTAAAGGAGACGGACATTTGACAGTGTGTTATATTTTTTCAGTGATAAAAACACTTCTTGTCGAAGTTTCATGCGTTCTTCGGTGTAACGCCAGTCATCATTCATTGTCGGTAATATCTCCCAATGAGGAACGATCCATAGAATCTAGGAGATGATCGATATGAACTAAACTATCTATATCAGATACTAGACTGGCAATTGATTTTGCAACAAAAGGTCTTTCAGATCTAGCAGCATATGCAAGTGCATTACGCAAACTAGATTCTGCGTCCTTTAGTGATTCTACTACTGATTTACTTAGAGCCATTTACCGATTCCCAATCTTTTTGAAAAATATCAAGTCCACTATCAGTTAAGACGTGGTTATACATGTTGTCAAATACTTTTGGAGGCATAGTAGCCACTTCACTTCCAGCAGCAAAGCATCTAGCAACATGATGAACATCTCGTAGAGATGCGGCAAGAACATTAGTTCTAACCAGGTGTTCTCGGAAAGTACCACTGATAGACTGAACTAATGCAACTCCAGAGAAAGAGTTATCATTACAACGTCCAACAAATGGAGACACATATGTTGCATCTGCCTTTGCAGCAAGAATAGCTTGTGCAACAGAGAAAATTAGAGTTACGTTTGTAGTAAACCCTTCAGATCGAAGAGCCTTACATGCTTTAAGTCCTTCTACAGTACATGGAACCTTAATAGTAACATTAGACAGTTCCTTAAACGCCTGAGCTTGATCGATCATCTCAATAGCGTTCTCTGCAACCACCTCCGCAGAGATAGATTCAAAGTGAGGGAATTCACCTGCAATACGTTTAATGACCTCTACAGGATCTCCTCCGCTCTTTAGAATGAGTGACGGATTGGTAGTGACCCCATCAATTAGTCCCGTTTCATCTCTTTTTTTAATTTCGTGATAATCAGCTGTATCTAGAAAAATTTTCATGACTTTTTATTAAATAGTTTACGACATTTTTTCAATTCCTTGAGTTCATTCTTAATCATTTGATAAGCATCCTCAGGACTGATGCGTCTTGACATCTCCATGGCAGTGATCATTTCCACTCTGGTTCCAAAGTGTTTGAGTGCCTCCTCAAAGCAGTTAAGTGATTCATACACTATTTTTCACCTCCCTATCTAAACAAAATCTTTCAGTCCCCGTAGCTAGTTTGATTTGTTCGATTTGCATCCATTGAGATTCCATCTCATCAGCTAAGTGCATAATACGTTTTTCTTGAACCTCATTTTGTTCAATTAGATAGGCAATGGTACTAGAAAGAGTTTGTCTATTACCATCGGTGTCTTTAAGCCAAATGGAATAAGAACTACGAAATTTTCTAACCAGATGGAATCTGAGTAGAATATAAAAAACGAAGTTACTTAATAGTATTGCAACAGTAGTAGTCATAAGTCTTCAAAGATTCCCATACTATAGGTCATTGTTACTTGTTTGTAAAGCGGGTACGAAAGAATATTCGTTTTTCCACTTGAATTTAGTACCGTTTAAAACGCCAGGTTTACACTCAGATATCCAACTATCAAACAAGTCTAAAACTTCAGTCAACTCTTTAATTAACGAAATATCTTCGGTCTCCGCAGAATATTTAATTGCACATCTGATGTGTGTTGTTGCCTCTGCGATATGGCAACGTGCGGATTGATTCATAAGTAATCTACAAATAATATTCCTTTAAGATGGTCAATTTCGTGTTGGACAACTCTGGCTTTTAATCCATCCAGTTTCCAATGTTTGAATTTGCCCTTTTTTGTTTGAAATTTAACTTTAATACTTCTAGGACGTGAAATGACTCCATGTTGACCAGGAACACTTAAGCATCCCTCATTAAAGTTAACTTTTTCGATACTCCACCAAGTTATTTTGGGATTTATCATCATACAAGCAGTTTTATTATCATCAATAACGATGATATTCTTACTTATACCAATTTGTGGAGCCGCGAGTCCCACACCTGCGTTTTCATACATGGCGGTAGACATTTCAGTATAGAGATCATCAATAGAACTGTCAAATACAGTAACCTGATCAGAAGTATTTCTTAAAACATCATCACCAATCGTTCTAATTTGGCTCATTGTTATTTTTTACCACGTCAATAATTTCTTGGAAATCTTCCCAAAATCTATCTCCTACTGTATATCTTTTTTGTGAGTGATAAAGAGAATTAAGAATAATCTCTTTCTGTTTCGCTGTTAGTGTCATAAACATCTGGGTAAAAATTTCCTGCAATAATAATTCTATTGTCACATTTGTTCGGGGGAACTTCATGTTCTTCACCATCATCCCATGCTATACAAAGACCACTCTCGGGTTTATAAATTTCATTAATATCCGAGAATATCAAAGGAGATGCCCCCTCAACAGCATTCACATAATATACGAATGATATAATTGCGTTTCCATGATGATGAGGATCAGCATAATCTCCCTTATTGTATATTGCACCCCAAATATCAACATCAAATTTAGGAGGATATGCAAATTCAAATGTATTTAAAACCCACTGCCCCAAATCCATAAAAATTCTAGGAAAGGAATGGTATGGGGTTCTTTTATATACATTCAGATTTGAGTATTCTTCTTCAGGATCCATATCGGGCAAAAATCGAATCCATTCCTCAAGTTGTGGGTTTATTATTTTATAGTCAGGATGTTTAGCGGTCTTAATCATTTTCTTCAATGCATACCGTAATATACGGTCACGTAGTAATTTATAAGACTCATTATGTTGTGGATTGCATTTGTTCCACTACTTCCTTAACCACATTAACATCGATACCCATGAATGGCGGAATCATTCCAATTACACGAAAAAATCCTTCCGCAAATAGTGCAAAGAAAATAATTCCAAGAAAAATACTAATCAGGGATGCATTTCTATTATGTCGCCTAATTGCATCTTCAATCAATCTCTCACACTCTCTTTTAGTAATATAAGTGGGAGGAGGATCAATTTTTAAAAATCTATGCGGCATATTCTTTAGAAAAGCAAACACTATTAAACCTACCTGAGTATCCTTCTATAGTTATTTTGGTATGTTGCTTATGAACTTCGACGGATGATACTTTGTATGTATTTCCGATTTCCAAAACTTCATTTGGATCATCGTTATTCCCCCACAAAACTTGTTCATGTGAGCACCCAATAAATTGAACTACATCATCTTTTTCAATAAACATTTCATTTTACCTTATAAAATTTCATATTCCAAGATACTACTAATCGATTCGTATCTGAAGTATTTGGTTCAGTATAATGGAGTAAATTTGATGGAAAAAATAAAATATCTCCCTCCATAACATCACTTGGCGTATATATCATAGGTTCATTGTCAAGTGCAGAAAGAGAATTACTTAAGAAGTTAGTTGGGCCATGTTCTTGATCATCATATTCCAAAAAACATACTGCGCTATATCCGTCTCCCCCATGATTATGAACCCCATGATATACATTTTTACTAGAACTCTCAAACCAAGAATCAGTTATTTTAGCGACACTCACATCTAGGATATTGCAGAGGGCATCAAGTTCATCAGCAAATATTTCGGCAAGATCTTGACTATAGACACAAATACCTTCACTCAACTGGCGGTGATAATCGGTAACAATGCCATTATCGTCTGGTGAGGAATATTTAATAGACGATTCTCTTAGTTTTAGTAGTATTTTTTTCTTAGATTTCCAGTGATCAGACCTCAGATGAATAAAAGAGGGCTCTTTAAACATGGGACCATTATATAAAATATTAGTCACTATTAAATCTTGATAGGTCTACATGTTACCATAAAAAAAGAGAGGTGGCAACCTCTCTGTATGGAAAAATATTGACTTGATTATGATGTTGTACTTAAAATGTCCCTACAAATACGTTTACAAGTTGACTGTGTGTCGTCGCATTCGATTAGGCACTCATAATAATCATTTATACTGTCCATGTCAGTTTCAAACTGATCTACTGTATTCTCAAAATGGCGCCATTCATTTAATTGATTGCGAGACATGATATTGTGCATACTGACCTCTATCGATGGTGTACTTATGAAAAACTTTTTGAAGTTTCAGTTCATAACACTTGCCCAAATTCTTACTATTATATAGTAGAAATGTCAGCATATTCTGACAGGATGACTACAACTGACAATATCTCTTATTTTCTGTATACAATACTACACAATTATATTTACATAATGTTTACATAGATAAAAAAAATGAGGCGATTAGCATGTGCTAATCACCTCATAATCTTCACTTAGTATAAAGACGACCACGATAACAGAATGTACCGTGTGATTCTTTAGATTCTACACAACGAGTATCATACTCAACACCACGATATGTAGTGTGACTGATCTGAGCGTCGTGAACAGCAGATGCCTTTTGGATCTGCTTTCTGATCATGTTTAGTGTGTTCATGAGTTTACTCCTGAAAGTAGAGGGTTTTTAATCCCCGTTCCTTCAGTCGTGTGCGTCCCAATAGCAATCAGGATTTGATTCCTTCATGACCTCAATCAATTCTACCTTATATTCGGCAGGAATATTCTCGTTCTTTTGCATCCGCAATACAATTGCATCGGTTTGAGAACAAGTGAGGGTGGTATACAGTAGTATATCAATCATGGGATGAACGGCTCCGTTCCGCGACTTACTTGCGTCCCTCCGAAGAGGGATGAACGACAGGTCTATAATAGACCTTATACATTATTTAGTCAAGTGTTTTGATATAAAGACAAAATCCTCATATCTCTATTTTTTGCCTGAATTTTTAAACCAGCTTTTTTTGAATTAAAAGCTAAATTTTGTTTTTGCTACTTAATTTATTATAGACAAAATTATTGCGGGTCAAGACTGATCCTGCCCGCTTCTTGTCAATATAATTGGAAAAGTTTCCAATACTTTGATTCTGCCACTCTTTAATTTTTTGTTCTTTAAATGGATCATAGAAAGGTTGTCGTGAATACCATGATTGCCAATTCTCATGAGACTTATCCTTG